GTTTAAAGTCATCCAAGCTCATGTGTGAGTGCTTGGTGATGACTGCTACGTGCAGGTTTACCCTTTACGTAGGGCTAGTGGTGACTAGCTCCTTTTGTGTTTTTGTGTTTTGTATTTATTGCCTTAAATCACCCTGAAGAGACCTGGCTCGAAACATTCCTTGCGGAGTGTTGGTGAATACATTACCTTTTATCATGCTTGAATATGCAATTTTGTTTTTCTTTGTCTGGGGGCGGGCATTACCTGTTGAGATTCCTGATGAGTCTCGTGTTGCTACTTTTCCGCTTCTCGCGGTTGAAACTAATGCTGAAACACAGGAAGAAGTTCTTGTGCCTGGGGTTTTTAAACCCGACGATTTTCCTGATTATGCCGAAATTGTTGTTAAGGTTGGACAATTTTGGGCACGTGAGGCCTTGACAGAAAGATTTTCCCTTTCTGCTTTGGCAATTATGGTGTTCTGGATATTTGGGATTGTGGCTTCAGGATTAGCATTTTTATCCCCTTTTGTTTTGTTTTACATTTTGGGTGCTGCTTTTGGAAAGATTTTTGTGTTGTCTTGGTTTTTGACTATTCTTTTGTCAGTAGCCATTTTGGCATCTGCTCTTTCCACGACTATTTTTCCCATCTGGGTTTTTGTCGTTAGGCGTGCATTTGTCTTGTCCATTAAGAAAGGGCTTATTAATGATCAAGTTTTGGATTCTATCAAGACACAACTAGGCGATACCATTGCTCTTCTAGGCCATGATAGCCAATTGCGGCGAGAGATGTATGGTGGGCGCATCTATAGCCCCAAAAACATCAAAATTGGTCTTGAAACAGATGCTCCTCTTTGGATAGGCTTAGGCACTGCCTGGCTCTGGTGTCCTGATCCAGTTCCTGGTGTTGCCACTTCTCTCTTGGGTGGCCTGTTGCTTTTCTTTTCTCTTCAAAGGCGCACTTTTTCAATGGTTGTGCGTTATTTTGGTGCTTGGTTTTGGATGTTTAAGTCTCTGTTGGTCATGCTCCTTGTGATCTTTACAGCGACTCCCAAAACCCTGTCATTCATCTCAACTCTTTTGATTTCCTTGTTAAGTATTCCTTTCTACATATTTTCAATATGGCGAAACAGGGGTTTTCTTTATGTTACAAAGGCTGTGAAGCTGACTGTCCTTGTTTTCTTGCTCAAAATGTTAAATGCTGCCTTCACCTTAGCCATTCTTGACAAAAGGGCAAAATCTATTGGCAAAGATGGGTTTGGGACGACTTCATTTAAATGGAGGGCAGTCTGGAATAACACTATCATGGACATCCATCGCCGCATTGATGACATAGCTTTGCCTCATTTCTTGCGAACTGTTGCTGATCGTTTTGACATCGATGCCATTAATGAAACCAATGAAATCATGCATTCTTTGGGGTGGCCCAAGGCTGACCCTGTTGTTGCTGACCCAGTTGAAACGCCAGCCAACATCGGGTCGTTTAGGGATGCTTATCTTGGCACTGTTCGTTCTGTCAAGCAAGGTGTGTTCAACATGCGCTTAGAGGTTTCCGAAGAACTGAGCAACCTGAAGGGGCTTGCCCCAACATACAAACGTTCCGAAGAATATGCCACTGTTGAGAATGAACTTGAGTCAATTTCACGGTATTTTACCAAACCTGAAATTGACTTACCTGACCTGGATGTTGATGAGGTTTTCGTCCTTGTTGGCGACATTTTCCGTAATTCTAAACTCACTCCTTTCAAACACATCATACGAAAATGGGAAAAGGCTTATGGCTTAGATGCCTTTTACCGTGACCCTGACCGAAAGAAATGGGCTAAACTTTCTCGCCGAAAGTTCATTAATTCTATTGGTGGGATTGGTGAATTCATTAAGCTTTGGTCAAAAACTTTTGAACTCGGGCCCGGTCTGGTGCCCGTTTCTGCGGTGTCTATCAAGTCAGAAGCTTTGCCTCCTCGCAAGTGGATGAGAGACAAGGTCAGAACAGTGATCAAGGCCCCTTTGCCTGCTTACATTATGTCAACAATTTGGAATTATTGGCCAAATCACAATTTTCGCTACTGGTCAACAAACATAAAAGTTGGCATGCCTTTGAATGGAGCTAACCTTGCCCAACTTGTTGGTGAACATGCGGGTTTTGACAAGCATTTTGCTGGTGACTTTTCTGAATTTGATTCCACTATTACTGAGAAGGTTGTGGAAATCATAAAGAAAGTCAGAAAGAAGGGCTTTGAGCGTCACAGAGATTATGCCAAGATTTGTTTCTTGATTGATCAAAACTACCACAACTTACTTCACACTCCCTTGATGACCACGTCCACTGGTAATTTATACAAGAAAGTTACTGGTCTTTCAACAGGTCATTCTTCTACATCAGCTGACAATTCATTGGCTGTGACCATTTATTACTTGATTGCATGGAAGGAATTGACTGGCCTTTCAGCCCATGAGTTCCGTTTTTACAACAAGTTATCCAATTATGGTGATGACCACTTATTTTCATGGCGGGATACTGCCCCATCTTCTTGGACTCCTGAAAACATTATGCGTATTCTGAGAAATTATGGTGTCATATTGAATGATGAGTCACCAGCTCGAAATATTGAAACTATGGAATTTCTTTCCAAGATTTGGCGCAGACCAACTTCTCAAGACATTGCATTGTTTCATAAGATTGGAATTCCGGTTCCTTCTTTCGTCATTTTGCATAACCCAGCCAAACTTATTGGTAAGGCTTATGCCCCGGCCAGAAGTCATAAAGCTGATCACAAGTACAGGGTTAAACGTCTTGTGTCATACTTAGGCTTAACTGCCAACCAGCCTGAACTATATGACAAAATCCGTGAAGACATTGATAATTTTCTCAAGCCAAAAACCCGTAATGGGCCCAAGCTGAAATCACCTGTGCCTATTCCAACTTATGAGGAAGTTGTTGCCACTTGGTATAATCCTAAATCTGTGGTAGGTGAACCTGACACAGAAGATTCTGACGAAATCAACCCTAATGCTCAAGTTATAGATTACACTGCTTCATTGGGGTTAGACACTGTTTTGAATGTTTTGTCAGTTATTCCTGACCTTGTGAACCCTGCAATTTATAACATGGGTTACACTAATTATGTTGTTTCTTTGTTTGGCAACATGATGACCTGGCCTGTCGAACTTATCAGGCGTTCCAACTCATGTTCAACTCAAGCTTTGGTCACTGCTCTTTTGAAGAAAACCAGTTATGACTTTTTGGCTGATCACCCCAAACTTATCAATTCTGTCAACATTGATTCTGATGGCGCATTATTGGTTCGTCATTGGCTTTATCATGGCCTTGGTGGTGCTTTGCCACTTTCTGCCACGTTTCAGGTTTTGTCAACTATAGACAAATCCATAGGCAACCTTAACTTTTTAATGAACGGTTATGTGCAGACTGTCATCAGGCGTTTTCAGTTGCCTGTCTTCAACTTGTTGCTGATAGCTATCCTGAGTTATGTTCCTGGTGTGCCTTTGCCTTATTGGGTGCGTTTCATCAGGTTGCCATCATTTTCATATATTTTGGAAGGCATTTATGGACATGTGCTTAACAAATTTTGGAATATGGTTCCGCCAAATATGAAGCAAGCCTTTACTGCTCTTGACAAACAAGGTCCTGAACTGCCTGTCATTCTTTTTAGAGCCCCTACTGGAACAGGGAAATCAACTTCTTTTGTTAATTTTGTTTATAGAAATTTTGCTCACAAATATCACAGAATCATTCATGTTGTGCCTCGGCATTTATTAGTCACATCTTTATGCCCTTACCTTAGGTACGCATTTAACTTGCCTATTCAAGAAGTTACCGAAGGTCACCCTTATTCCGACAACATGCAAGTCATTTGTACCACGCCTGCGGAAGTTTTCCTTCATGAAAAGTGGTTGACTGAAGGCAATCTTTTTATTGTGGATGAGTGTCATGTTAATGAATCACCAGTCC